CAAAAAATGTGTTGCACGATGCAATATGGTGGTGCACAAATGCACTCAGACCGAAACAAGAGTCAAAAATGGGCCAACAGTCACTCGAAGACAAATTGTCATCGCTGTCGACAGGTTGATCACTGCATTTTTGCATAGAGAAACGATTTTCTGGCAGTCAAAACTTCTTTGCTCAAATTGTGGCGGCGAACTGCGAAAAAAAAAGACACACAAATTGCGTGGCCCTTTTTTTATTCTGCATCGAGCAAAACTCTTTCGAAAAGCACTTTTTTGCGACACCAACTGCCTTGCCGCGAATCAAAATTGATGTACAATTGTCCGTCGATATCTTCGTAAAACTTCAGACCTGCCTTCGCATGGCGATTTTGCCCATAATCAATAAATGCAAACTCAACTCGTTCGGACAGTTCGCTGTCCAGAGCACGAAAAGTGCGCTCATTGCGCGCTCGACATCTCCAAAACCACTTTTTGTCGTCCGGTTGTGTTGTCGACGACTTGACATTACTGCCACTTGCTTCAGCGTGATTTCCCCTATTTCTTTTTCTACCAGAATCTGTTGCAGCTTCACGCGGCCTTTTTTTGGATGTTGTCGCATAATACAGACTGTCATCACTTTGCTGACTACTGTCAGTCGCTGCAATGAGCGAACGAATTTCTGACATTGACCGCTCAAAATGCATCAAAAAGCGCTCAAACGACCGCGCTGTCACAGGTTGGGAAGACTTCTGTCTGTTATTTTTGGCATCGTTGTCACTAACAAGGTGCGGCAGTTGCCGGGTTCGCCGCCACAAAACGTCCAGTTGTCGTTGCTGAAGGCATGTTTGTTGGCGCAGCAAAGAGATGCCGGCACTGATATTTTTTTGTTGTTCAATGACCCCGCGAATCAGTTCTGCAACATCTCTGCCGCCAGAAAAATCAGACGACATCGGCCACCAATCGATCTATTCAGTTTTGGCAATGGGTCCTGTTGTCGCTGCATTTTTTTTGCTGTGAAATTTTATTTTTGACAGGCACGTTTGCGTTTGCGGCCAGTCTGGCAATCCGGCTCGCAATTTTCTCTGCTGAACCTATGCGTTTCCTGCATCAAAGCTGCGTACAAGTCGACAGAATGTTCCGGCTTAATTTTCGCAAAATAGTACTCGATCCCGGCAATGGTGGCAGCGTCCTCAAAAAAAAGCGGCTGCCTTTTTGCTTTGTGTATCAGTTGTTTCAATTTTTCGATACATTCGTTTCTGCGACGAACAATCTTACGAACTTGCGAGAATGTGGAAGCTTCACTTTGCAGTGCGTCAAAAAAGCATAGAATTTGTTTGTACAGGTGAAGGTAAACTACAACACTGTCTAAGCTGTATTTGTGAACGCAAAAAGACAACAGCCGTATGGTCGCAAACACAGCTTCCGTGTGCGTGCCGACACCACTGTCGCGATGTTTCAATTTGACACATCCGCTCGCTGGGTTTAACACCAGTGCTTCGCCGCAGAAAGGTTCTCCCACTGTTTGCTGGTACAGAGCGCTGCACTGATCGGCAAACTGGTACATCTGCTCGTCCTTCCGGGGGCTGTAGTGCGTCACTGAAGATTGACTCATTGTTGATTGCAAAGTGCAACTCTGCCGCAAAAATTCAGACCACCCGCAAATTTTTTCCAGTATGACTTCCTGCAGCGATAGCGAGCATTCGCTTGCCAGCGAAGAAGATGACTTCTACATTGTAGAGGAGATACTTGGCCATGAATACGATGATGATGGCCATATCGTGTTTGTTGTAAAATGGCTCGGCTACTCGGAGGATGACTGCACTTGCGAGCCAGTGGAGAATTTCGAACCGGGCAACGAGGTGCTCGAAAAATATTGTGCAGAGCAAAATCTGCTAGCGGTATGTCGTGCGAAAGCGCTACAACCGATCGAGCCGACGCAGAGTGTGCCTGTTTTAAGCGGTACGTTTGGTAAAAGAAAGTCTGGATTTTTTTAGAGCATTTGCCGCTTTTCTTCAGGCAAGCATGCACAAAAGCCGGTGGCAACAAAATATGGCCGCTGCAGCGAAATTGGCAGGCAGCATGCACCACGATGCGACAAAATCTTGCGCGAAACCTGGACCGAGAGAGGCGCGCAGTATGTGGCGGTTTGCGCCAATCCCGGTTGCAACGACAAGGTCACTTTTCGGCCAGAGCAGATTAACGAAGACTACTTGGAAATGTTCCAAGTATATCAAATGTTGCAGTCCACGCCGCGATCTGGGGTGCATTTGATTGGAATGGTGATCTAGACCTACACAAAATGAATTTTATTGCACTTTTGGTTCAAAAGCAGTTGCCATCATAGATACGATCGTCGTACAGACTTACGCTGAATTTGCGATTGCCTTCGCCTGGCACAAAAAGGACATCGCCGTTTTCGATACACTTGGACGCTGCCGTAGATACCAGCCGCTGATGGGAGCCATCCACGATAAAGTCTGAAGTTAAAATTAGAATTGCACTATCGTGAACGCCCTCTTCAGAGACGCCGAACTGCAAGTAACGGCAATTGTTATAGCGGTGATCTCCGTGACGGCGCGAAGTGTACAAACATTGCTGACCAAGTCTGTCTGGGTCGACACGTACATACAAATGATAGCGACGAGGTCCACATTGTCTGTTGCTGCACTGGTCACTTGGCGGTGCACTGAGCGGACATGATGCATCGTGAACTCCTTTGTAATTGTCAAAAGGTTCGTGATAGTCATGTCCAGAGACGCTTTGAAATTGCGACGGCGTGCGCAATGCCGCGTAACTACTGCGACCTTTACGGCGGCGACTGGCTTTCGTGTGTCTACCCGTTTTAAACTGAGCAGAGCAAGTGCACTGCCTCGTCCTCCGACCGCGCTGCGGAGCCACATGCAACGGCAAAAGGTAGCCTATCTGTTGCCAGCCGCCTGCTCCTCCGCGCCCGTAATAATTGTAGCCCACACTGGCACCATGATCTGCGCCGTAATGATAGCCGCGACCGCCGTAAGTGCCAGGCCCAAAAGTTTCTGGATAGTTGCCGTATAGATGCGGGTAACCGCCCAATGCCGGTTGCACCGCATTGCAGAGTGGACGTTGTATCATGCACACACTGCTTGGGTATGAATTATGCAGCAAACTCCCCCCCAAGCCGCAGACGGACGGCGCGCTGACTAGCGCATAGTCTCGTTGATCTCGCAGACGTTGTCGCAGCGCACCGCAACGTTGAAAGTTGGTATTCCAAATGCTGTGTTTGGAACTGTGGCGTTTGTAATTACAAAAAGCGTTGAAAGTCATCGACTTTGTTTCTGTACCAGCAATGCTTTGTATAGAATAAATTTGGTGAAGCAATGAAAAAGTTTTGTTAACAGCATTTCAACGCATCCTGCCGGCCTCGATAGCTTCGTTGAGCAAATAGGATGTGAGTGCCGCACAGCGCGACTGACATTTGAATTTTGATGGTGGCCTTTTTGCAGAATGTGATAGTTTGAGATTTTTGTTGCTACGCAGCGCTTTTTCTGATAATAAATGTGTTATACATGCCGCGCTAGAAATTAGAAGTCAGTCTACTTTACAGGCGTCAACTTGCTGAGCAATTTTTGTTTATTGCTCGTCGGCGACTTTTTGCTCATCATTTTCTTCGCGGTGCGCGGCTGAAGTGCCTGCTTCAGAATTGCCTTGTTTTTCCTCTTGGCGCTTTTTTTTCTGTTTTGCGGTCAATCTTTTGCCATAGTCTTTGACTTTGTACTTCAAAGCTTTCACTTGCACAGTTTCATACGCTTTTTGCGCCTCGACGTACAGATCGCGAATTTGTGCATCCAATGAGTACATTTGACTCAATTTTCGTTTGTTGGTCTTGATAGCGGGCACAAGGTGTAGTACGTCGCCAAATGTCACTTTTTCAACAGTCTCTGGGTCCTGGTCAAAGTCAAGTGCTTCAACAAACTGATTATAGTCTCGGCGCGCCTTATCAGCCTCTGAAAAGTCGAGTAACTTGCCTTTAAGAACGCTCAAGTCGCCATCGCACACCTCTTCGGCTAAAACTTCGGCCAGAGGCGGTGGCGTTGGTTTTCGCGGCTTTTTAGCCGGCGTTGCGTTGTCTACGACGCCGGCTTCGGCAGCGCTGCGCTTTTCTGCGCTTTGTTCATTTTGTTGAACTGCTTCCCGACTCTTATTTACGGATTTACTCATTGTGCAGAAAGTTCGATTTGTAAATGTAGAACAAAGAAATGATTTTTTATTTTTGACCAAAAAAGCAAAACAATTTTCGTCGTTTGACTGCTTGCAGTGTCACGAACAACCGTGTCATTTGTACGAAACATTTTCACGTTGGGGATCTGAACAAATGTTGAACAACTTGCCGCAACTTTGTTTGGAGAATGTGTACACTTTTCTCATGTACACCAGCGGTGTGCGCCTTCGCAGAAACTGGTTGCTCAACACAAATAATTTGCGTTGCGTCAGCAAGCGTTGCAGTGCGGTATACAAAAAATGTTTTCACCAAATCGTTCGTCATAATGCGGCCAAAGTCATTCAAAGAGCATATCGGCACTTGTTGCAGGATCGGACGCAAGTTTCTGGTGCGACTGCTGCGAGTTCGACTGATCTCAGTCTTTCTGCGAGTGGTATTCTGCCGCAAAACCGGTCTGCACCGTTTCAGATTGCAAAAGTACGCAACCAATGGCTCAACAGGCATGAGAGATTGGTGACCTTCAGCATAAGACAGCCAGTGGCCCGCAAAGCTGTGTTCAACATTGTAAAATCTGCCGATTGGCTACGATTGGTGCGCATCATGACCAAAGATGCCATAATCGTGCGAATAGACATCAAAATTGGTCACATAACAATCAAAAGTGTCCAGTTTCCAGAGCCTGTCAGCCACTGGCAGATGTTTCTTCATATTCCGCTGCTTCTTTGCCTGTTCCAGTCCGTTCGAATTGAATTGTTGTTGGATGCAGAAAATACACCGACACTTGGTACAAATGTGCACTGTAACGCAGAATATTGCTTGTTCGACAACAATGTTCGACAGCAATTTTTCAACCGTCCGGCGTCATACAGTACAAATCATATTTTTATAAATGGCTTGTTGGCAGTTTTGTAAAGCGATAGTTGCGAGGGACATGGCTGATGGTATCATGAGATGTGTATACATGTAAATAAATGCTTCCATCAGTTTTTTGCTTTTATTTTTGGCGTCTGTTTGCGTCATAACTTTCAAATTGGAGCCGTCAATGCCCACCCTGCGTTTCGGTAAGCCTGTCGAGCAGTTTGTGATTGCTGCTCTCTCTCGCAAACAAATAAACTTTAAATTTTTGGGAAGTGAAATACGCTTTGAAACATTCGCATTAATAGCAAATACTATTGATGAGTCGCTCTGAGAATTTAATCGTTTCGCTTACTACGACTTCATATCGCGTGCAAAATGTGCACCGCGTCATTGCGTCGCTATTGTCGCAAACAGTTTTGCCTCACAAAATTGTGCTTTGGCTTTCAAAAGAGTCTTACTTGATGTGTCAAGGTATCGATCCGTCGAATCTGCCATCAGAACTGGCAAAATTAGCATCGGAAAACAGTGAATTATTTTCGATTCGTTGGACGCAAAATACTGGTCCTTACCGGAAACTGCTGCCCACTGTAAAAGATTGGCCAGACTACGATGTTTTGACTGTAGACGATGATGTTATCTACAACAAAAACATGATTGAAAGCATGTTGGTGCTGGCTGAAAAGCATAAGAATTGTATAGTAGCAAATAGATGCCGTCAATGTGTTGCAGGAAAACCTTACCGTCAGTGGCGATTGATGCCGTCAGGTGTTGTTACAGAAGAAAAGTGGCTTCTTCCCACCGGCATCG